CCTCAAAGTTGACGGAGGTCTTGGTGGCGAAGGTCTCGTCAACAGTGATAATCATATACAACTGTTTCCCGCCCCAGACCTTCCGGGCCGCCTTCAGGTCAATGGAATAGGTAGAATAGGCATCGGCCGTGATCGCCTGTGCATTGCTTACGAGTAAATTATTATCAACGTACATTTTATCCTCCTTACGCACTCACCAGCGATTCCGCTATGGTGATCTTGTCGCAGACTCGAATCGACGCATCCAGGAACGAGACCACTGGTTTACCGGCGGGGTTATCGATGGTCAGGTTCACGTTGGACTTGTTCTGCGCCTGCTTGTGCAGGAACTTCGCAACCGTCTTGTTGCAGTAGAAGTAGGTCTTCGCCATCTTGCCCAAGTCAACAGTAGGTCGGGCGTAGTAGGCGTCCAGCATCTTGTCCAGCAGGTCTGTGCCGGTTGCCGCATCGCTGGAGAGCAGAGAGTTATCGATGTTGCAGATGCGGATAACGTAGCGGTAGTCAAGAAGCGCCAGGCCGAGTTTCCACTGGAACCGGGTAACGTACGCCTGGTACATCAGATTACTGGAATCCGTTACCAATTGCTTGCCGAGGTCTTCGCTCTGAAGTCCGGCTTTTGACCCCTTCGGGTAAATGAGAGAGCAGGTTTTCGGTCCCCAAGTGATAAGCCACATCGAGGTATTGTCCGTGTCCGAGCCGCCCCCTGCGATAGTCTGAGTGTAATAGGGTGCGGTTGTGGCGAGACTGTTGTAGCGCGGTGCTAGTCCCTGCATCTGTTCGGGATCGGTGCCCTGGTTGCCATAGAACAGGGCGGTGGCGACGGTGCCGGACAGACCGGAGATAAAAGCATCGTCCTCGGAAGCCCGGAAAGCAGGCTCGTTCCCGTTGAGCGAGGCAATGTCTACGTCCAGTTTGCTGTAGCCTTCAAGAATACCGCACAGGTCGGTGATCTGTTCGGTGGTTCCCTTTTCAGCCGCAACACCGTAGTTCAGGAGCCGCCAGGTGCCAGCCGGTTCACTGGTGCGCTGCGTGGAACGATGCCCTGTGGGGAGGTTACCCTCCATAACGTTGGCATCGGCCAGGATCGGATTGCTTGAGGCTAGAACCTCAATGATTGTATCTACCCCACCCGCTGGCTTCTGTCTTTGTGCCCAGTCAGCTAGGGTTAGATAGGTGCTCGTTAAAGCTGTAGTCATTTTGTCCTCCTATTTTTTTGGGTACATGGTTGGGTATCTTGATTTTAGGCTGTCCTCATACGAGGTCGGGCCTGTGGATTCGGATTGCGGCCCCTTATCGAAACTTTCCGGCTTCGATTTGGCCTTGCGGATTTCGTCGTCTTTTTGCTTAATGACCAACTTCGCTGCCTTCCGTTCCATTGCGTAGGGGTCGGGTTCTCTAATAATGGATTCTATTGGGACACCGAATTCCTGAGAGATTTTCTGAGCTACCAGTATCCGAGCGTTCTGTTCGCCCTCCGTTCTCTGCTGGTTCAAGACACCCTGGAGGCGCACGTAGTCGATTCTCTGCTGACTGCGTTGCTGGGCTTGCTGCTCGGTAATGTTCCCAGCTTCCACTTCCTGTCGGTCTTGCGCCTGCGCCTGTCCTTCTTGCTGTTGGAGTTGTTGAATCTGTTGCTGCATGGAGAGGCGTCCGAGAACCTGCCGCAGTTGCGCCGCTTGCTGGTCGCTGTCATGTTGAATCTTGCGGACTTCATCTTCGGAGTACGTTCGCGGCTTGGCGGGTTCGACAGGTTTAGTAGTCTCGGCGGTGGTCTCTTTGGTTTCGGTCTCTTTGGTCTCCGCCCCAGGTTGTGCCGTTGGGGTCTCCGCTACAGGCTGAGAAGTTTCCTCCTGAGCCGGTGCTTCAACCTTCTCGTCAACGTGAGGTTGAGTGTTTTCGGTGTCCATAAATCCTCCTAAAATTCTCAATAAAAACCGTCTTGCGGTCTTGATTGGCTATTTAAGTGTCTTGTCGAACAGTTGTCTCATGGTTCGCTTCTTCCAGGTTTCGTAATTGCTCTCTCCTAGGGGGAATCTTGCGTACACCTTACGTAAGACTTCCTCATCGGCAGGGGTGAGGGGTTTGCCCAGATACCAGAGTTTCTCAAAGGCCACGAGCGCTGGCTCCCCCCCAAAGGCACTGACAGCATTCCAGTCGGGAGTAGCGGTTGTCTGAGGCGTTGGCACGGTAGTTGTCTGGGGAGTGCCCGCCGCAGGTGTGGAAGTCATAGAAGGCAATCTCCTGATAAGAAGGTCAACATTATTGGGAGTAAGCCGGACATTCGCTGTTTTGGCCTTCTCTAGTTCCTTTTGCCGGTTAGCAATCCCGTCAATCGTGGCGGGGTCGATCTTCTTATCCCGAATAAGAATCAACGTACTAGCGACTGATTTCTCCGTAGTGAGAGAGGATACCTGACCCGTAATGAACAGTTTGGCATCGAGGTCAGGGTTACGTTGCCTCAATTCTGTCCGACTAACTATCCTTCGGTCTTTCTTCTGGGCTGCCGCCAGTTCAAGGGGATTAGAGGGAGTATCGTTATAGGTTTTGAAACTGTCCGTCCATTCTTCTTTTAGTTTCTTTGACTGTGTTGGTTTATCAAGTGCGTATTCTGAAAATATAAGATTCTCTGGCTGTCCCTTCCGTAATGCCTTTTCGGCTTGGACAAGATACGGAGTCGGCGCACCTACGACCTCACCTCCGGCCTTAACGAACTGTTCCAGAACCCCTACCATATCATCAACTGTGACTTCCTTAGCCGGGTCTTGCCACTTCCCCCAGATGGTACGGACTTTACCAATTAGGTTCCCAGTGTCATCTATCGCCGCAGTAGCAGGACTGGGCTGATAGCCGAAGGGTTCGCCTGCTATCTTATCCCCTAAGAACTGGGCTATCTGCCCGACTACAAGTAAATCATTCACGGGACCAAGAACTACTGCACGCGCCTGCCGTTCCTTCTTAAACTGGAACCCGTCCGCAACAAACTGGAATAAGGCAGGCATCCCCGCCCATGCCAATGCAATAACAGCAGCAGCTTTTACAGGGTCGCCCCGGCCATATTTTATATCCCTCATGTTATTGGCGATAATTTGAAAATACTTGTTGGGTTGATTCTGGAACATGGTTAGGGCTTTCCAGAATGATCCCCCACTCTGAAGTGTCGAGAGAGAATCAATTGCAGATGTGTTCTGTGTGCGGTCAACAGCCATTCCAGCTTCCCGCATGGCGTCAACTTCGAACAATCCCTGCTTGAGTCCTGCCTTGTATTTAGCCCACCAGCCAGGAATAACCCCGAACTTGTCGCCCACCTCCATCAGACTGTAAGACCAATCCTTAATACTGCCTTGACCGGAGAAGGCCCGGCGATACAGATTCATATTCCTGGCAGCGGCAATGTCCCGCTCAAACCCTTGCGTGTAACGCGCCTGCAAATAACCAGACTCCATAGCCTTGCGATAATTCGCTGCTGGGTTCTTGAGGAAATCCAACACACCATCACCGAGTTCTTTTACGCTCATCTCAGAAAGATACATCGGGAGTGTTGTTACCTGTTGTAGTGCGATGTTTGGTTTCAAACCAAGTATAGACCGGGAGAAATTAGCCCGCATCACATCTAGTGCGTGTACCGTATGTTGCCGGTCAACACCACCTCTGGCGAAGCGGTCGATCAAGGTATCAACCTGGTTTAGTATGTCCCGCCCGTGATACTGGGCGATACCGGCCCGTACCTCTTTATTCCCGAAGGTAGATCGGAGTTCGCTAATCGGATTCACCCATGCCTTGAAATGCTCCATCTGCTGAAGATGATTGACGAACACCTCATTGGCATCGGTAAACTTCAAGGGTTTGAGATTTTGCACCCTTGCTTTGAGTGAGGCATTAACGACTGACGCATAGTTGCCCAAATCTTCATAGACCAGTAAATCTTCGGGTATATCGGTATCTACGTTTCGACGGATAGGACTGTAATTCGGATTATTCCCCAAATGCACCCCATATTTCTTGGAATAGATGTCATCAATGGTTGCCCAATACTTTTGGTAGAACTCCATCTGCGCGGTTGCCCATTTTTTCTCTCCGGGAGTAAGAGCATTGGCAATAGTATCCTTCGCTCTGTTATAGTCCCATTTCATTCCCTTCTCAAATGTATCTTGAAGTGTAGGGTCGAGCATTTCCTGATACTTCTTGATAATCTGACCTTTGGTAAGTTCCATATTGATGGTTCTGCCATCAGTCAGTTTGATGGGGAGATTGATTTTCTCATGGGTCATTGTCCGCCAGATGGTAGACAACTCCCCGCGATCTTTGGCCTTGAACGAGTCGAGAGCTATCTGCTGTATTTCCTTGAAAGCACTACCAATCCCCGCATTTTCTGTCTCCCTGGCTGTAAATGCCATGCGGTCAAGACCCGCTAACGCACTCTGTCGCGGAGCACCCTTGTCTAATTTAGACAACTTCTCCATCAGTGAGCCAAACGAATAGTTGCGATTGAAGAACTTGCCTATTGGACCTTCGGTAACGTCAGTGGCTTCAGAAGGTATTGATCCAGCAAGTTCCTTGAGTCCCTTCTTACCTGTTACCTCATTAACTATTGTGGCGTTCCTGGCTACCCTAGCGGTTTTAATGGACTCAAGATAAGACTGACGTTCTGTCCGCCCTGTCGTCTTCAACTGCTGGATAGTTTTCAGTGTAGTGCTTAATTCAGACGAGTTCTGCGATTTTATACCTGCCATACCAAGAAACTCATTGCGCTTGAGCATATCCTCTTCTGAAATGAGTCCCTTAGTAAAACTATCGATATTCTCGGCAATTTTAGTTTTGGCGATATTCCGGTCCATCCCAAGATTATGGGTGACGCCATCCAGAGTAGATTGTATTGGCGCGGTAAACTTACCTTTGACCACCCCTTTCACTTTTACAGGACGCGCCCTTTTGAGTTCTTTGCCGATGGCGAGTCTTAAATCCCGTTGGGTGGATGTTTCGGCTATCTGATCTACACGGACGAATACATCGTCCAATTGTTCTTGGGTCTTGATATTCTTAACTGCGTCAAGTAACTTACCACGTTCTCTCAGCGGCAGTTTCTCCTGAATATAGTCAGTCAGGATGTTGCCCGCCCGTTGTTTCTCCTCAACAGTGTACTTCGCCCAATCTTTGAGACTGACTATCTTGTCAGATGCGGCACCTTGAACGTCAGCCAGTTTCTCGGTGAATGTCTTTGTGAGGACGTTCTTTTGTTCTTCAAGACTGTATTTGTTCCAGTCTTTGAGAGATGCAATCTTGTCTTGCGTAGCTCCCTTGATAGCATCGACATTCTCGTTATAAACAGAAGCCCGCTGTTCGGTGGTGTAATTATTCCAATCCTCCAGAGACGCAAGCTTGTCCTGTGTAGCCCCCTTTATATCGTCAATCTTGGCCTTATAGAAAGTTCTGACGTTTTGGATAGGAGTTGGTTTCGGTAAATCACCACTCGGCTTAACAGGCGGCCCTGCCGGAGGGATCGGCGGCTTAACCGGCGGCCCACCAGTCGGAGGTGCTGCCTTCATCGCCGCCCGTTTGGCTAACACCATCTGCTCAATAGGGTCTACAGGCGGTATCTGGGCTTCGGGGGTGATTCCCTTAGTCTCAATGATAGGGGGCTTAGATTCGCTTGACAATGCACTTGGCGCGGTCTCTGGGGCGACAGGGGGTGCTCCCCCTAATGGTTTGCGGGGAACCTTGCCTACTGCACCCACTTCGCTGGTCGCCATCTCCCTGAGTAGCTTGGACTTGGCCAGATTCTCACCACCACGAACTATCGGCGGTCGGGTTTCACCGAATTTGCCGACTAATATATCCAGCGCCTTCGATGTTATCTTGCCGGGAACAGAACCCGTTATCGCTTTTGGAAGCACTTTACCTGCTAAAGCAAATGGAGTCCGAAGCAGTCCACCAGGAAGTACCCCCGGCATCAGCCATTCCCCTATGAGTTGTTCGGCGGGATTCTCGCCAACACCGGCCACCTGCTGCGGCCAACCAATATCTTGCCGAGGTGGACCAACCCCCCTCAGCTCTGCCTGCTTATTCGGAGATTCTGTTCCTCTTGGGAGAGTAACTCCCCGATTATAAGCCCAGTATTCTGCCAGAAGGTTGTTCTTGACGTCATTACTAACCGGCAATGACTTTATTGTTTCCTCGACCATAGTTTGATACCAGGCATTCTCTACAGGAGGTAATTCACCATGCCCCCTTGCACCACCCGGTAGTTGTCTCGGAACACCATGGCCCGCCGCCCCGCCAGGCAGTTCTGGCGGTTCTTCTGGAGGTGGTTGATTCTGTTCCTGGTAATCGAGAAAGGGCGTCGTCCGCTGTTTCTTGGGAGCTAACGCCGAACGCAGACCAGCTTCAAGCTCTTTATCGGCCTCAATAAAACTGTCTGCGATATTGGAATAGATCGACTTCATAAATCTAAAGATTCCACCTATACCGCGACGATGTTCTCTCCCCCCTCTGCTGCGGGGCTAGGGCGTTCCAGTTGCCCATCCAGTCGTAGGAATTCAAGTAGTCCTCAAAGTTCTGCGTCGGAGCATTACCTCCGAGAGCCGTAGACGTTATGTTACCCATGTAGTTCCCGTACTGCTTCCCGTACTGTGACTGCCAGTAGTCCATGAAGCTCCGAGTGCCCTTTGGAATAAAGGCATTGAACATTCCCTGGGGATTATCTTGAGCGAATCCGAGCCAGGGGTTGTTCTGCGTCAGGTTGAAGTTATAAGCCATATGTCACCTCGCTTAGAGACCATACCTCGCCCGCAGATAGTCGAGGAAACTGGTCGGTGGAACATCTGCTGCCAAGCCCGCCTGCCCCTGCTGCCAATTTCTTTGAATTTGCGGCAACCTGCCCGCGAGCCACGAAGACCCCATAGGACCAAATCTACTCGCACCGCCATATTGAATCAGGTCTTGGAGAGTCCCTTGTCCCAAGTTTCCTACCCCCGTAACTGGCTGGCCAGTTAATGGATCATATTGTGGCTCGAAATTGAACCCCTCTTCGGTTCTTTTGGCGGCAGTCATGTTCAATAGCCTCAACAAAGAGGTCTGGGCTTGGTTTTGAATGCCGCCCATTCCATGAGTGGCGGGGTTCTGGATATAGTCTTCCCAGCCCGGTGTAGTAAAGCCAGTTGCCGCGTTTATCGGCTGCATTCCCGACCAGATGTCCCGGTACGGCTGGTACATACTTGCCTGGTAGTTTTGCGCTGGGTTTTGGTATCCTGATCCCAACCCCAGTGCTGCAAGATACTGTGCTTCTGGTCCCCATCCTGGATTAACTGTTACTGGCATATTCGTTCCTCCTATTTGTGCATTTAATGTATTCGCGTATCAATATAGACCTTAGAGACCATACCTTGCCCGCAGCCAGTCGAGGAAACTCGTGGGTTGCCCGCCCAGCGCCTGTTGCTGTTGCCATGCCTGCTGCAAGTAGGGTAGACGTCTAGACAACCATGCCGAACCTATCGGGCCGAAGCGTTGAGCAGTCCCATATTGCAGAAGGTCTTGTAACGTACCTCCACCCTCATTGCCAGTCTCGTCGGGAGTCAAAAGTTTCCCCGTAAATGGACCATATTGGGGTTCGAAGTTAAATCCTTCGGTAGTCCGGTCTGCGGCAGTCATGCCAAGTAGCCGCTGCAAGGTCTGTGCAGATTGACCGTAAACATTCTGCATCCCACCACCAAGATTCCGAATTTGCTCCTCCCAACTGGGCGAACCTGCCCCCGTTGCCGCGTTTATGCTCTGTTGCGCCGTCCAGATGTCCCTAAAAGGCCGGTACATACGCGCCAAGTACGTTTGCACTGGATTCTGATAACCCGATCCTAGTCCTAGTGCTGCGAGGTATTGAGTTTCTGGTCCCCATCCTGGATCAACTGCTGGGTTCGCTCCTCCTTGATTCTGTGTATTTTGTCTTATCTGTGCTGATAAAGGCGTAGTTCCTTGAGATGCGCCTTCTAGAATTGATCCTTTGAAACCGGGTAAGCCACCTCCTGTGGATGGCGTCACACTAGGAACTGCTCCCCCTTGTGGAACGGCAGGACCATAGGGAGCATTCCCAAAACCCCCATACGGATTGGGAGCGATTGGACCGTACGGATCATTTCCGTACCCGCCGTACTGATTGGGAGTAAGATTGTTCGTTTCATCGGCACCTGTCCGTAAGCCTCTCAGGTAATCTTCGGGCGACGGTGACAGTTCGGTATCTACATTCAAATAGTCCATGAAGGGGGCGAGATCGCCCTGTGGATTCTGCGCCGCCTGCGCTGCATTCGCAGCCATCTGCGCCTGATATTCCTGCGCGCCAAGACCACCACCCCAACCTTGTCCTTCGGTAAACGTCGCCCCGGCTCCGTACCGTTGGTTCACGTCATACGTATGGGCCTGATTATAAGCATCCCTCGCCCTATCCAATTGAGCCTGTTCCGCTGGCGAGTTAGCCCACATGCCGGCATCAATCTGAGCCTGCTTTGGACCATAGGTCATGGTATCTTTTTGGGTATCAATCACGCGAGCGGGAGTAGCCTCTTCCCAACGCATATCCTCGCCCTGGCCAATGTAACCGGCTGCTCTAGCAGGAATACGGATAAGCATTATCTACCTCCTGGCGCAGGCATCTGAGCCGCCTGCTCAAGAACTTGCATCATCTCCGGCGGAATCGGTCGGCCCCGCGCCTTCAGTTGCGCCGCCATTGCTGCCACCTGCTCAAGTTCCTGCGGCGATAACTGAGGAGGCCCTTGAGGAGGGCCTCCTGGAGGTTGCATCATTCCCTGCGGCACCCCCCCCTGTGGCGGTCCTTGCGGTGGCTGGCCGGGCTGAGGTCCGAGTTGTCCTGGAGGCCCCTGTTGTCCACCCGGAGCCGGAAGCGCGGACAGAAGTTCCCTCGCTCCCTCTTTGTCACCCTTGTCCAAGAGTTCGTTTGCTACCCTCCTGACTTGTATCTGAGGTATCTGCTCGATCATTCGGCGTATTTGCTGCTCCTCAATCCGCTTGTCCTCAGCGTCGGGATTCTGGAGATGGAGTATGTCCTCTAATATCGTAAGATCAGACAGTAGAGGTCGTCCAAACGGTGGCCTACCCTGACTAGCCGCTAAACCCATTTGAAGTTCGCCCGCCTCATCTCTCGGCATCTTAGGTTCCATCGTGACTTTCAGGTACCAGTCGTCCTTTATATCGTCAGGACTGGCATCCAAAACAAAGAACTTGCCTTTGGTATCAAACCCTTTCAAGTTGATCTTCTGGCCTTTTTGCTTGAACTGCTTAAAAATTTCCTCACTCATCCACTGGTAGTAGTTCGCTAACAGATTTGAGAAGGGATCATAGATCGACCTCATATTGTCATTGAGCATTGACAGAGCAGTCCCGGAATGGGGTGTCTGACTCGTATCCTGTCCGTAACCGATAGGAAACGGCACCGACAATCTCTGCTTCTCGCGGTCGAGAATACCAAGAATAGCCGCACTCTCCGGCGGGACTTTAGGCGGGTCTATGGCTTCAAGTGTCTCGTGTAGGCTAGAATCTAAAGTTACTACTTGGAAGGAACTAAAGACATCTCCCTTTATCAACTTCTTCCCGCCATCCACATTGTGTTTCAGTGTCCCCGCAACGCTTTTTTCCGCCGCATCCATGATAAAACTGACTTGCTTGTTAAATGCAGGATAGACGTATTGCAGAGCCGCATAAACTCCCTGCGCTCGATACTGAAGCGTCTGCTTATGCTCCTTGTCGTAGACGGTGGGCATATCCCCAGCAAAGCCGAAAAAGCAGGGCACATGGTCAAGCTCGTGTGGTGTCAGCTCTTTCACGAACTGGGTAGCGGTACTTTCCGCACCACCCGAACTAAATACCACCGCATTATTCGTCCGGTCGAAAAAGTCGATGATTACAGCATCATCCCCGCTTATCTCAATACCGTAGCGGTCTAGGGCTTCCGCCTTATCAATGTGGTACTCGTTCGCCCACCAAACTAGACCTTTGCTGCCACGATCAAATGTGACGTGCATCGGATCAACGGGACAAATTTCTTGCGCAGATTCCTTGTTCTCATTGTTGTAAATCAGGCACTTACCAGCTAACGCTCCATAGGTTGTAGCAAACCAAGCCGCAGTTGCCCTGATTACAGGTTCACCAATTGCCCGCCGCTCTCGGTCTGCCCTATCCAATACTCCAGTCAGGATGGCCTCTCCCTTGTTGGCCGATTCCCGATCATCAGGGCTGGCATCCTCTGGTACCTGTATCTGATACGTCAGCGAAGCCTTGTTCAAACCGGAGAGGATTTTATTGGCATCACTACGCGGATCGGTACTGGTAAATGCCTGATGCCCTTTCTCGGCTTCGTAGGGAACGAGTCGCCACAAGTCCCAGAAGACGGCAAGCTGGGTACGCAGGTCCGAGAAAGCGCCGCTTTCTCGCTTCGTCTTCACCATCGTGAGAATTTCTTCGGCGGTATATTTATGCTGTTTCTTCTTCTTGGGCATTTACCCCCCTAATAAAGAAAACCGACAAGTTTTTAAGCCTTGTCGGTTCTTCCGTTGGGCGGAGTTTTTAGTTCAGTCGAGCTTTATGGTTCGTTCAATCGTTATCAGCGTCACCTTCCCGGCCCGTATCTGTACCTTGATTATACCATAATCTATCGGCCATGCAATTTCCGCAAGAACCCGTTGGAGTTCACGATCTTCGGCTAACACGTGAACCTAATATCCGAGCGATTTCTGTAAGCAGTTGCTCAAGACTCAACATCCTCTCTGGGACCTCAACTGGGTCATTCAACCCTAGTATCTGTTCGATTTCCGCCAGCAGTTCTTTAGTGCTCAGTTTTTCTTTAGGCATTCTTCTTACCGACCATCATCTCCAGGAAGGGGTCTACCTCCAGCATCGGAGTCCGGCACCAGATGATGTAGCCATGTCCGCTCTCGGTTACCGCAAAAGGCTCGCCATCTTGTGGCCGATAGTCACACTCCAGAACCCTCTTGATCGTGTATTTCATCTCTCAAGCCACCTTTTTACTATCTGATCGTCCAACCGTGCCCTCCTTGCTCGCCCATACTCTAGCAGCCTCTTAACATCGTCAGGTAGATTTTGCTCGACTAGATTTTGCTCGACATCTAGTACACATGAGACAATCAGTACGCGATTACTGGTATAGCTCTCCTCCGCAGGCCATACGCCCCCAGCAGAACTCGTTATCATCGCCCCTTCCTGATTAAATTACTCATCATCCCCTCCTAAAACTCTGGCTGTACTCTCGATCTCGATTATGTGATGGCCGAAGGTCCTGAACCATTGCCGCCCCGTTTTGCTCTACCGTGTCCGGCCTGAAATAGCTGATGATGTACCTCTCGGCATCCATCAGGTGAAACTTCGCCTTGTCTTCGATCTCATCCGTCGGCACCCCGTCCGGTCCGACCTTCCGGGAGTACGTCCGCTTCTCGTCCAAGTAGTTCACGAGGTCTCGGAATACCTTGATCTTGTTCTGCTGATGCGCTCCTGTGACCGCCAGTATCTGCGTCTCTACGTCGTTGTTGTTCGGCTCCTGGATGTGCCACCCCTGCGCCGTATATGCCTGCCTTACCTCATCCTCCTGGTGACTACCACCTAACCGGGCGATGACTTGGTACCCTGCGGTAATCTTCTTAAACTCTTCTACGTGCTGGAATACCGACCGACCAGGCCCTGGTAAATACTCCTGAAAGGCCCAAAACAGGCCCGTGGCGGGGTCCTGGGCGAAAAACACAGCCGCTGGGTTACTCGCTCCAAAGTCATGACCTACGTAAACCAGCCACGTCTTAGGTATCTCGAACCTGTCTACCAGGCAAGTGGCTTCGTTAAACTCTCCGTATATCTGCCCTGCCGGATGCTCGAACCGGGCATCGTATAGCATCGCAAACCGCCAGGTCGGAAGCTTGCGCTTCATCTCTTCGTAGGCTTCGCGTGGGAACCCCGGTCGGTCAATGCTGCGCCATGACTCTACATGAATTCCCTTACTCCCTTTCTGGTCGGCAACCTCAGTCTTAAGCCACCCCAGATTGTACGGCGTAGTCGTTAGTAGTACCTGCCCTTGCATCATAGAGACGCGCTGTAGAGCTGTCTGGTATGCCTGCAGGCGCATGAGTCCCGGTTCGTCTAACCAGTAGCCCCGTAACGCCGCACCTTGCATCGAGTCAGGATTGTCCGCAGACCCGAGGTATATCTGCCCCCAGTCCGTCGACAAGATCAACTGCTGCTTGTTCGTCCACACAGGGTGATGTCTGGCCCCCGCCAGGTACTCTACTAAGGAAGGACGCCCCGGATCAGACGAATTGATGATGACCTTCTCAAGTAGTCCGAAGGTAGGCTCCGCCATACCCCAGGTATTACCGGGATACCGCTCCATACGCGAGTGCAACCACCAATATCCCAACGCAGTTTTTCCACCGCCGGTGCCGGCAAGGGCCGCTAGTACCGACGACTGGAGATCATCGAGGAGCTTAGCCTGCCCTAACAGCAGCTCGATCTTAATTGGTGGTAGCGTTGCTGTTGGCATCAATCATCCCAGGGGATAGGCTGTCCATCCACGTCCAGATTAGGTATAACAGTCTCAATCATCCGGCCATGCTGTAGGACCCTGACTCTATCCCCAGCCCGGTGGACAGCCGGATTGTAGAGCGGCACCGCATTAGGCACCGAGGCTCCCTGTTTTGGGCGAGCTAGAGTCATTAACTCACGGAGTGCCGCTAATTTCTCTCGGTCGGGTTCACGCCCAGGACGGGGGGTAGAATCATACAGGCTATGACCCGACAGGCCCTCTGTTGCCCGTTCTGGAGGCCTACTGGGTTGGAAAGTAGGTGGAATTTCTAGGTTGGAATCCAACCTAGCTTTGGCTATTGCCCTTTTCCGTTCTCTATCTCGTTTCTTACTCAGCGGCATCAGTTACGCTCCTGGCTGAACAGCCCACCCGGACTCGGCACCATACCTGCCGGCACCGAGAAGATAAAGCTCTGGAGCTTCGTCCCATCCTTATTAGAAAGCGGCTGATTAGGCTTGCCGTAGATGCGATCACAAAGGTACTCGCCTGCG